GATGCAGTTGGTGCTGATCCCATAAGTGGTGCGGCTTTCATTGCACCACCGATTAGTGAGCCAAATGCTTGATACCTCATTGCTCTTGCTCTATTCCTGCCTCTTTCACCTGCTATCTGTTGTGCTTGTGATAACTTACGAATAGTTGCAAGTTCTTGTACTCTTGCTCTTCCAACTTCTGTGGACATTTCTCTTTTAGCTTTATCTTGTAATGCTTTTAGACTTCTATCTTGACTTATATCTCTGCCACTTACACCTGCAATAGCTTGGTTTGTATTTAAAAAAGTCTGTAGATTTGCAAGTCTTATATTATGTTCTTGCAAAGCTCTTAACTTACTCATCTTTTTTTCAGCTTCTAATTGTCTTTGTTGAAGTGCGGCTTCTCGTTTTGCAGCTTTTGCCGCACTCATAGAACCCATTACAGAAACTGCTGTTGAACCTATTGCTAATGCTAATGTTAAACTCAAAATGCTACCTCTACTATCATTCCATTAATCTGTAAATCTAAGGGAAAAGACTGTGATACTATCACTCTAGGATCACGACTATATCCTAATAACCTAAATTCTTCTTTACCAGTTACAGCAGATCTTTCCATAAAGCCACCAGTTACAGTATCAGTTGTATTCCTTATAACCAAATCCCTTGTTGTTGAAGTTGTGCTTGGTCCTTGCACACTTACAGCAAGTGTTGAGTTCAAATCTAATACGACTTTAGGTATTTGTCTAGGCTCACCAGTTAAAGGACCACCTTGAATAGCGGCATCTATAGGCAGGGTTTTTAAAGTTGGAGAAAATGAGTAACCTATAAATGCCTGACTCAAGCCACTTTTTACAGCACTTGCATCAATTTCACCACCACTTATTGTAAATGATCCTAAAAAATCATTTCCATTTGTAGCTTTTACTACAGCATTATTACTAAAATGTGATGTTAAACTTCCAAATACACTAGCACTGCCACTAAATGTATCACAAAAATCCATTGGCATATCTGTCTGAAACTCCTCAAGAAACAATTTAGTTGTGCCTGAACCATCATCTCTAGCACAAACTACAAACAATCTCTCATGTACTGCACATATACTATGCCACAAACCTTGTGTATCCCAAAGACTCCACCCTGCTTTTTGATCTCCTCTTACAGAATAGAATACAGCTAGTGTGCCATCATTATTAATAAGAAAAGCATATGACTCACTTCTATTTAAAGCACCTTTAATAGATGTTTGTTGCACTGGGTCTAATATTAAATGTGGTGCAAGACCTGATACAGCTACAGATGTATATGCACTTTCTGCATCTGTAAATAAAAACTCTCTTAATGCACTACCAGTTTTTTGTATAAATAAAGTAGCACCATCAAATACTGTAGGTTTTACAAAGCTAGATCCAAAAGGTGTCTGCCTTCTAATCTGTGCATTAGCAGGTGTTACTGGTTTACCTTGCACAGTAGGAATAAATAGTTCAGCACCAGTAGTAAATATCTGTAGATCTCTATTAGATACCAAATGCCTAATAGAAAATATCTCACCAACATTAGCAGTTAGATCTAAAGCATCATTATCTTCTGCATCACCTACATCAAAATTAAAAAACAATCCTGACTTACTACCCCATATACCATCAGGCTGTGCTAATGTGCCACCAAACCAAAGTCTGTTTTGATGAAATGTAACTGCGGCAGGGTATCCACGAAGAGCAGAATAACTTTGTTCACTAAACTCAGTAGTAGCCGCACCAGTAACAATACGAGGACTACCACCACCTATAGCACTAGATGTAGCAGTAGCACTGCCACCTGCTGTAAATTCAAATGTGTTTTCATCAGGAACAGCAGTAATAGTTCTTGAACCATTTATATTAGTATTAGCTATACCACCTACTGCACCTGCTCTTTCAAATGTAACCGATCCACCAGTAGCAAGACCATGTAATGCTTTAGTAACTCTAACTGTACCACTGCCTTCAAATACCTCAAGACTATCTATTTCAAGTTGCTGTCTTAATGTACCACCTATAGTTGCAGTTACTTGTGTGCTACTTGTAAATCCAGTTATTCGACATCTTGTTTCACCTATTAATAGATCTACACCTACATGACCTGATACAAAATAACTTGCTGATGTAGTAAGTGTTACACTTCCAGTTGTACCACTTGCAGATATAGTCATACCTAATGGTTGAAAGCTAAAATATGGCTGAAATATGTCATTGCCATCTCTTGATGTATCAAAATTAAATGTTGATATAGTAAATGTAGTTAGACCAGTTCTTTCTAATATTCTAGTCTGAAATGTATTATGACATATAAACATAAGATCACCTTGCTGTGCAAAAGTAATCTCTTCAAGATATGATGCTGATGTTGTATTTACTAACCATGATTGACTAGTAAGTGACTGTATAGATGACACAGATCCATCAGTAGGACTAATCTGAAATATCTCTATTCGTGTATTGCTAAATGCTATTATATATTTTTCATCATCTGAAAATATAAAAGGTTCTATTCTTACACTTTGTCTTAGACTAGCAAGTGCTGTAAATGCAGGATTGCTACCAAAATTATGTATTCTTTTTGTACCAGTTCTTTTTTTCAAACCACCTTCAGATCTAATAAAAAAGTTTCTAACTTGCTCTGCGGCATTAGTATAAACTTTTGTATCTGTACGAGATGTAAGTGATGGACTAACTTCACCAAACTGAAAGTTATTTAATGGCACTCTAACTCTAGGCATTAACTTCTCCTAGTTGTTATAAATCTTGATGTAGATAGTTTTCTTGTAGTCTGTTGTTGTGCATCAATATTTCTTGCTTTTGCCATCAACTGATTAGCTTTTGTTTCCATTAACTGCATTAGCCTATCATCTCTTGCTATTGATGTAGCAAAGATAGATGCTAGTGAATATTGCAATGCTAAAGAAAAATATGATGGGAAATCAATTTCATCTGCTCTAAATGTAAAGTCAGCTATCAAAGTATCATTACTTGTTGAGTCACTAAATACTTTGTCACCATAAACAGTAAAGTCTATTAACCTATCATTTATTGTAACACCATGTAACACAAGCAAGTTACTTGGTAATTGATGTGCAATATCAAATCTACCAGTAGGTGCATCTGATAATTGATTGAGTACAGCTTGTTCTGTAGCAAATCGCCATCTTGCTGTAGACAGCATGGCTCTAACTGTATCTTCATACATATTAGTTGCTACTAAGGCTTCAGTACTAGAAGAGTCAAATGAAGTAATAGGTTCTGCACCAATCAGAACTAAGGCTCTTGATGCTATATCTATTGCTGAATTTGCTACTGTACTTGCCATATAAAGATAGGGGGATTGCTCCCCCTACTCCTAATCTCCGTCTGTTTCTGCTACAGCAGTTCCGTCTGAAACGTCAACCACTGTTCCAGTATTGGATAAAACAGTACAGAAATGTGTTGTTGGTGTATTAGTATCCATAACAATTATTAGATCTCTAACATTCATCATATTAGCGGCATCATTAAAATAGCCTGATGAGTTGATTGCGGCAATCGCATCTGTTGTTTGATAGATCCATAGTTGGACACCACTAGCACCTGCCATTCTGTGTAAACCACTTGCACTATAAGCCATTCAAACCTCCCTTAATTATTATCAAGAAGTTCATAGACACCATTGTTATCAATAACAACAGCACCCATAGACATCATTGAGGTTGCTAAATGTGACACTTTCTCAGGTACATAGTTTAGTTCAGTGCTTACATCAGCACCAATTCCTAAACCAACTGCACTTGTGTGATACACCATATTCTTACCTGCTGTGATAGCCGCAGTAGAAAAGATCTTAAATCCTAAGAACTCTTTCATACTCATGCCACCTGCAAATGGTAAATTCTGCTCACCGACAAAGTCTGATGATGCAAACTCATTTATTAAGAATAAGTCAGCATATCCCTTTGGGTGCATAGCAATATATCTACCACCATCTTCAGGTATGTTATTTGTACCAAAAGTTTCAAATGCACTAAGTAAGTCTGCCTTCTCAACAGCAGAACTTGTGTCATGTAATTGAGATGAATTAGCACCTGAGTCCATTGCGTTGTATAACAACTCATCAGTTTTTCTACCAAGAGCCGCCGCCGCTGATGTCGCAACAGCTTGTCTTTCGTCAATATTAGTCTTTAATTCGTCTAACTTGTCGATAAACTCAGCCGCATAGAAATCAGACATACTAACGTCTACTGTGGTGTGTGTTAATTCCATTGGTGTTACTTGTCCGTTTCGAGACTTTGTACTTGCAGATCCAGTACCAATCTTCTGGAATCTAGCTGTGCTTCCACTCACATTGCTTACAGTACGGACAGTATTTCTTAATTTACTACCCATTCTTTGATAAGCTAAATGAACTTCTGTCTCGAACTGGGTAATAAAGGCTTGATCTATTGTATTAGCCATATCAGTTCTCCACTTAAAAAGTTATTGTTACATTTTACTAGTTATCCATTGTTAGCTTCATCTAGTTATCCGTTAGGGCTATCAGCTACAAACTGGGCTATATTCTTTATTTACCAAAATTTTTTCGCCTTTGCAACGTACAAATCGCAAAACAGCAAAACCATTAACCATTATTGGCTGTTCTATTATATCAAAACCTATAAAATCTAACCACTGTAAGGTATGATTATGGTCAGCAGGTACTACATTTTCTAGCTGATAATATTGTTTTTGGAAGTAATCTACTACTGGTATGCACCATTTAAGAAACTTTCTTTGTATTTTTTGTATATCATATGTACCCAATGCCCATATTTTTCCTATCATATTATCCATAATAGGATTGCAACCAAAGATAAATGCAGGTTGACCATCAACCATAACAGTAAAACATTCACCATTTGGCTCACGGATACCTGCCATCAATGCACGAAAAGGTGTAGCACCATGTATCATGCACTCACGAACATCTGCATCTCTCATATTATTTTGTAGATAATTTAAATGTTTTATATGTGATTTGACTATAGGGTATCCATCATAGATACCCTCGCCATTAAAGTGTCTTGAAGCCATCAGTTACTTCTTGAACATATGCTCTATCTCTTCTTGCAGGATCATAGTATCTCGGATCTTTCATCTTAGCCATAAGATCTTCAATAGTTTGTTTTGCAGGTGCAGTAGCTTGATTATTTGGTGTAGCTTGTTGCATAGATCTTTGTATAAGCTCTAATGCTTTTATACCTTCTGCACTTGATCCAAGTTCTGATACTGCATCTCTTAATTCTTCAGGAAAAAACTTATTAACAAATAGCTGTGTAGCTTCTACTCTTTGGTTTGCATTATCACCTAAATCTTTTTTAACTTGGTCAAGATCAGGCTGATTGCCACCAGTATGCTCTGCCCATTTAGTTATACCTTCATTAAACTCATCTTGTGATAAACCATTATTCCATGAATAATCTGCCCACCATTTAAGTAATGGATTAGTTGCCGCCTCACCTTCATCAAGTATCTCAGGTATTTGATAGTCACCTGCACTAGCAGGTCTATTAGCAAAGGCTTCTGTTTCTAACTCTTGCAAAACATTAGCTTTTATATCTTCTTCTTTTTTCCCCTTCCATGACTCTAACTCTGAATATGACTTTGCCATATCTTCCCATGAACCAAACTTTTCAGGTAAGCCTTCAGGTCTATTTGGTTCGGCAACTGACTCAGTAGTTGTGGGAGGTACACTAGCTTCTGTTGGGGTATCAGTCGCCGATTCGATTGGTGTTGCTTGTTCTTCACTCATTTTTTTAACCTCATTGCATGATTGATCCTTTTAACAATTAAAGCCACTAAATATCGTTGCCCTTCCAGATGCCTTAACTCTGCATCTGAAATATTAGCACCACTAACTGCTTCGATAGTTATTGACTTTAAATACTGTAACATCTCCACTCCATTTGGAGTTTTGAATACTGACTCTATAACTTTGGAAATTTGTTCGTCTTGTTCTTTAGGTCTAGGGTATCCGTCAACCCCCAAGTGTTGCGGCATTAGGTAGTTCTCCTTGTTGTTGCATCTGTTGCATCTGTTGTGCCATCTCTACTAACTGCTGTCTTTCATCTGCATCTCTAATTAAATTATCAGGCACACCAAACTTCTTTGCTAAATAGAGTGCAGTTTCTTCTGATGATATAAGTATATTTAATATCTCAGGACCGAATGATCCTGCCACAGTTTGTAGAAAACGATTAAGAGAAACAATATCTTGATTGCTTTGTGCTTGTGCTAGGGGAGAAACACTGCGAATCTTAACTTCTCTACCATTTACTGTTGGCATTTCTATTCGACCCTGCTTCTGTAATATATAGACAACTCTTTGTAATAATGGTTGCACCATCTCAGATTGCAATCTACCAAAAGCTGATCCTATCTTTCTTGATAGATCTGCCATACGTTCTGCAACTTCTGTAGCTGATGCAGGTGTCTTATTAGGATCACCTAACATATCATTATACAAAGCTCTCTTTATATTATTCCTCATGTCATTTAAAATTAAGTTTGCTACATCAAAAGAACCTGCGGCTCTAATTGGCTGTAGTCCTTGAGAGTTTGGTGCTTTTGGAATGACAGTTCCCGGAACTAGGTTTATTGTGTCAACATTAATAACACCATCATCATCAATTTGATAAATACCTGATATAGCCATCTGTGCATTTTCAAGGATCATTTCTATTGTAAGATTACAAGTTTTGATTGCACTAAGTGCATTTAATGCAGGACCTCTGCCATATATCTCGCCACTTGCTTTACTCCATCTAAAAGCTATAAAAGGATTTGATCCTACACCTTTATAAATTTCAGACATTATCATTTCTTGATCTGTTATATCTATAATATAATATCCATATTTTTCTTCATTTGGGTCATCATATAATCTGCAAGACACCTCTAGTATTTTACATTTACCTTCAGGATCTCTTGATATTCTTTCTGCAATTTGTGGTGTAAGCACAGCATTTGGATATGCAACCATCAAGTCTGCATTTTTAATACTACGTTCTCTATACACATGATCTACCTTGCCATCAGGTCCAGTATCTAAAACAACATGAGGCAAAGGTATAGATTGAAATCTTATTGGATTAACTGCATCACCTTCCATAACACAAAGCACAGCAGTGCCAAGTGCCAAGTCTATAAAACATTCATGTATTTCTTGTGCAAAGTTTGATGTTTGCAATACCTCAAATACATAATCAGTTACTTGATCTAGTGCATTATTGATGTCATCTTTTTCTGCTTCAGGAACTTCTTGACCAGTAACAAAGTCTGCCCATCTAGCAAAGTTTGGTGTCAATCCTGACTGCAGTCTTGATGCAAACTCTTGTATTCCAACGACTGCTGTTTCATCAAATATTCTATCATCTCGCCTTTCACCAATCGTTACAGTTTTAAAACCTTGTCGTTGTGGCAAACAAAAATCAAATATTTCATCATAAATATCTTCAAAGTGAAGCCTATGAGATTTAGCTTTCTCAAAGTTTTGAAGTAAATTTTCTACAGTCTTTTCGTGCATTAGCTGTCGTATTCGTTGTAGAAACCTATGCCACCACCTGAACCTCGTAGCAATGATCTTCTACCACTACCTTTTCTTTTTGCAGTAATATTTTGTTCAAGAACATCTTGTCTAGCATCTGCTCTCTTATCTGTTTCTATTACTTTTTGTGCTTCTCTTTCCATTTCCTCTTCTTTTTCTTCTTTAGTAGGATCTGGAGTTGGCGGATTTCTACTAGGTAAACACATTAGGATCTCCTTACATTCTTGCCCATAAGCCTACTCGTCTTTGAGGTTTTGCTCTGCGATTAAAGACATCATACTCTACTCTAGCATTAAATGTTTCTATCTTTTTATTCATGCCTAGTACCTGCCTTCCCTCACCTGAACCCAACATCAAATACTGTAAAGCATCATGGATATGTGAGTATCTATCTTTAAGAGGTTTATCTTCATATCGTTCTCCTGATACCTGAAGTCTACGATATTGATAACCTCCCTCAAATCCTTTTACCAATTCTTTGCACCTAAAGTCAATCAAAATTCCTGATAAGCCATCAACCATACGATTTAAAACAGATGCTACAGACTCTATCCGTAACGCAACATCATTACTTTGCGTAGGTCTAGCAGTCAATCCTGCACCTCGCAATATCTGAAAAGGAGTAGACTCGTCTGTTTGAGATCTAAAATCTCCTGCTGGGTCACCATATATATGCACTTCACAGTTTGCATATCGTGTTGCTATTTCTGCACGAAGTAACTCTGCAAACCTAACAACTCCCATATCAAAAGCCACAATCTCTTGAAGTATATTCCATCTACCTCTAACCTTTTGACCAAAAACAGCGGCAGGTGTAAGACCAAAATCTAATCCAATATATAATGGCACACCATCTGCAACTGGTATTTCTTCTTTAGCAACATGGGTTTCAGCTACAAACATATTATAAACTGGTTTACCATCTTGGATACTACCAAGTCTATTCATAACATATACATCTATCCAAGACTTTGTTTTACCTTGCACCAAGTTAGGATAGTATGACTCCAAAATATTTTTTCTATTCTCTGCTTTTTTATTTGGCACATAATTAGTAACAACACCTTCATCATCTTTTTCTTCAATCATTCCGCTAGGTTGTGTAAAAAACGACTTTCTTCCAATGAAATGTGATCTGGAACTGGTACTTCACCTGACATGATTGACCACCAATGATCTTCTTCAGGACTGTTAGTATCACAAATAACACCTGACCATGTAGCACCACCATCTTTAACAGATGGGTATCTTCCAACTCTCATAGTACAAGCATCAATAATAGACTTAGGTATTTCTCTAGCCTCGTTGACCCACACCCCAGTAAGTTCTAATGATAATAATTTTTTTACATCTTCAGGTCTATCAAGTGCAAGAAAGATAACTTCCATCTCAAGATCACCTGCTGTAATCATATGAGTGTATGGCACAGACCACATAAACTTACCCCATTCATTTTCAGGAAACCAATCAAGCCAAGTTTTAATTGTTGTTGTTCTTAATTGTGGATTAGTATTTCTTATGATTGCCCATCTGCTTTTTCTCTTACCTGACTTATCAGGTTCTTGCATTAAGGCTCTTCTAAAAATTTCTATACTACAAGCAACTGACTTGCCACTACCAACTGGACCTCTGATGCCACGAAAGAAAGTATTGTCTTTCATAAAAGCCTTTAAGACTTCACCATCAGGTTTGTATTTAAACTGTATCAATTTTTGTATTGACTCCAATTCTTAAAAGGGTGTCAACAGTTTCAGGACCTATGACAGCTATAACTTTATCAGCTTCCCTATCAGTACAAAATTGTTCAGGGTGATGTTTCAGGTGTACTCTTTTGACAACCTCACGGAGTATTCTTCTTTCCTCAATTTTTAATGTGTGTAGAAAGCTCATAATATAAAAGTTGAGAGAGTTGAGAGAGTTGAAGTTGATATAGTGGACAGGGTGGATAAGGTGGACAGGGTTCTTATATTCATTTTAACTTTTCCTTAAGTCTACGAGTAGCTTCTGTATTTTTTCGTTTTTGCTGCAATCTTTTTTGGCTGTTTAGAAACTTGTTTACCTCTTCTAGTTGCCTCTCGCTTTTTAGCTGTAGAGGCGGCATACTCGGAGGCAGAAAGAGCCTTAATCGCTTTCTCAGGTAGATAACGTTCACCAGTAGCTTTTGACCCTTGTGTACTAGGTTTACCTGATTTGGTTCTCCATTTCTGTCTTGTCCATGCACGAAGTGATCTCTGTGATTTAGATAATGCCATTATGCTTGAGCCTTTCGTATTTTATTTTTACCCTTTTTAAAAATATTTACAACTGCTCTTTTCTTCATAACCTTTGCTCTTTGCTCTCCAACAGTTAAGATCTGTATCTTTCTAGCAAAAGGCTTTCGCAACTTCATAACTTTATTTACAGTAGCACGAGCATCAGAAGGAGTGGCAAATTTTATAGACACAGTATCTTTTGGGTTCTCATCTGTATAAAGTCTACGACCAGTACCCTTTGGTTTCTTACCAGTTCCTACCTTGGGGTCTGCCATTACTTCCCAACTTTTTTCATAGCTTTCTTATGACTAGCTGTAAACGACATTCCTGCCATCATGTCCTTTCTCATACTAGACATATGCTTTGCAGTATGATGTTTGGCATGACGTTTAAGTGCAGTCTTTTGTCTATCAGTAAGAGCCTTCTTCATCTATAGCCTCCACCTTTTGCTTTGTATTGTTTAGCTAACATCTGTGCCTTACGAGCAGACCACTGTCCTGCCTTGCCACCTTTCGTACCTGCTTTGATCCTATTGAACAATGCTTTCCTCATAGTAGGTTTGGTATAGTTACCTGCTTCGTTAACTCTACTCTTAGACATTACTTCTTCTTTTTAGACTTCATAATTTTTTGTTGTAGTTGTTTTGGTAAAGTCTTTTGTTTCTTGGTAAGACCACCAGTAGCTTTTTTCTTAGTAGTAGTTTTTTTCATAGATCCATACATGGTACTCTCCTTTGCTGATTGGATTTTTACAAACTCATATTTATTTTTTCTTTGCCTTATTTCGTTTAGTAATCGCCCTAGCTTTGGCACGAGCATCTGACTTGCTTGAAGCACCCCAAGCACGAAGCGATAATAATAATCTCGTAGGTTTACCTTTCGCATCTCTCTCTGGTCCTTTCATATTTCCCATACGAGCTAAAAAACTTGCTCGTCTAGGATTATCACCACTCTTAACTGGTGGCTTCAATGTGCCACCTTTATAAGAGGCACGACCCTTAGCATTTAGTCCACCCTTAGGGTTCTTTCCTTCTTTTCGTGTCCATGCAGGTGTCTTAGCCATATCGAACCTTTTTAAACATTAATGTCTTTGTAAGACCATGTCATAGTATGTAGAGTAACTTTTTTAACCCCCTTGTCAAGTCAGGTCTATGCTCACAGAGATGTTGCCTTGCACTAGTGACATACTTTTTTCGACTGGTTTGTAACCTGCTCTGTCAAGTATGTCCTTAGATGCCTCAAGCTGTACGTACTCAGACTTAGCACTTTGCGCTAAGTCAAGTACTCTTTTAGACGCAATCGTAGCATTGATACCTATACTCTGTCTTACCACTTGTTGCATATACTCTTGAACATGAGGCAAACGCAAAGTCTTACTGGCTGTCACTCTTCCTGCTTCACCTTCTGCGTATCCAGCCTTTGCACTTGCCTCTTTGATACTGCAACCTAATGCTACGATAGTATCAACTAAGGACTTCTGTTTCTTGGTTAGCTTAATCTGATTTAACAAGAGAACCCCCCTTACCCCCCTTTTATGGATTAGCTAATTTCGAATGTCAAGGGTATTCTAGTTCTCTTGATAAATCAGATACTTAGCTGTAGAAGTCCTTAGATGATACTGCTTGGACTAGCAGAGTTGGGAGTTGTTGGTGTTGTTAGATGGGAGCCGAATATTAGGTAAGACTTTTGCTTCCGTAGTCCTTCGATACAATTTGTAGCCTTCTGGAATTTACTATGTTTGTGCATTTCATTCTCTTTTGGTGTTCTGTGCCACTCTAAAGCTATGCCATAACGGACTGAGTCAAATAAAATGGACGTATCCCAGAGGGAACCCTCATCAATTTTATTTGACTCTTTTTCCGAGTTTCGCTGAAGCGAAACGCTTTTATTATTAGTCCTAATATGGCTTAGCAAGAGTGTCATATAACAACCAAAAGGAGAAAGAAAATGACAAGTACAAACAAATCAAATTACGCAGAAGTCTTAACAAATTATATCTCAGGTACTTCAGCGAAAAGTCTTACCCAATATTCTCAGAAGAGATTAGATGGTATGAAGAAATATCTATTTATATCTAATCTAGGTAATATAGATAGAGCATATAAGAAGATTGATGATGAGTTGACTGCTTGTAATGCATACATGAAAGCTGCCGCTGAAGCAGATTTTGAAGCTGATGCAAAGGGTGGCTATGGTCAAGGATCACAGGATTTGATCGAGCAGTATGGATTTCGTGGTGGAGTCAAAGATGTTACGATAATGATCGAGGACTTGATTGCTATTCGTGATGTTCTTGAGCAGTTCTTCAATGCAAACAATGATGACTTTGAGCAGATGTTTGGTTCTAAGTTCAAGCCAAACTGGATTGGCAAAGATGCTGACACCCCAAAGTCATCAGAGCCACTTTCTTCTAAGGAGAAAGCTGAACTCAAAAAGAAATATCTTGGTGCATAAGCACCAAGATTATCTCTCACTCTTACGAGTGAGAGATACCTTTTTGATAATGAGGTGTTTATATATTACTAGTACAAACCTTCGAACCACTTCGTGGTTCTCGGTTTGTTTTCTAGCCACTACAAACTAAGACGTAACAAATATACACGGAGGTTACATTATGTCTAAACTAAGAAAGTCAGTAGACAAAAATTGGTATTCGCATTGCGACAAAATGTTGCAAACAATAAAACAAAGTTTCAATATCATATACTATGGCAACACAAATAAAGTATGTCATGTTGACACAGTTACATCTTTGCAAGATGCTTGGAGAGTAATTAGTCAAGACAGATATGATATGCAATCGTTTCATGCCACATTCGGACACAGCCGAAAGAAACAAAACTACGAGGTGTGGCAAGATAATCAACTCGTAGTACAAGTAACATATGATCGTTAGGAGGT